CCGCCGTGCGCGACGCGATCGCCGAGGCCGAAGCCCCCGCCAGCACCGACGCCGACCGCATCCGCGCCGCTCTCCCCGCCGCGGCCTCCGTCCTCGACGCCTACCCCGCCGCCGATCCCGCCGCCCGCAACCGCCTCCTCCGCTCGGTCTTCGACCATATCACCTACCACAAAACCCACCGCTGCACCCGCGCGGAGGATCCCGCCGATTTCCTGACCCTCGACCTCTATCCTATCGTTTTGCCCAATACTGATAGCATAGGGTGAAGGATGAGTCTTCGCGCCCATGCTACCACTAATTTTCAGTAGGAATACTGCCCCAAAAAACAAAAAAACTGGACGGAAGCCCTCACAGCCTCCGCCCGGGTTCTTTTTATTCTCCCGTCTCTTCTACGCCTCCGCCGCCTCCGCCCTTCTCGCGGTCATGCAGCTGCGCCAGCACCGCCTTTAATTTCTCCGGCACCGGCAGTCCGATGTGCGCCGCGTTCTCCAGCAGGCTCAGTCCCTCGTTGCTGATATAGAATCCGATCACGACGCCCCGCAGCGCCGATCCGCCGCCGATCACGTGAACGTCCAGGATGTTCGCCACGCCGACCAGCATCAGGATGACGACCTTTTTCACGATCCCACGAAAGCCCACCGCGCTCGACAACGTTTTGTCGAAGACCGCGCAGATCACGCCGGTGACGTAGTCCAGCACCATCATCACCACCAGCGCGATCAGCATCCCGTCCATGCCGCCCACGAAATAGCCAAGCACCCCCACCGCCGCCGCGAACATGCCGCGCACCGTGTCCCAGATCTTTCCGATGTCCATCACCGCGCCTCCCATCTTTTCGCCATCGCCGCATAACTCACCGGCCCGAACTCGCCGTCCGCCTCGATCCCGGCGGCCCGCTGGAATGCCATGACCGCCGCCTCGGTCTTCGGCCCGAACGCGCCGTCCGCCGCGCCCGCGTTAAAGCCCAGCCGGTTCAGCGCGCTCTGAAGCCGCCTGACCGCCTCGCCCTTCGCGCCGCGCCTGAGCAGCCCCGGATAGGCCCACAGCGGCGACCGCTCCGGATCGGCAGGCGCGACCGGCGCGGAAGGCGCCGCCGGTTCGTCCTCCGCCGCTTCGCCGTAGTAAATCCACGGCAGTTTCCCGTGCTTCGTCCATTTCCTGCCGTTGTACCCGGCAACCCGGCCCAGGTTCCACACCGCCGTCACCTGCACGCCGTCGTTCCAGCGGCTCGTGCATTCCACGCACAGCCCGCCGCCGATGTACGTCCCCCAGTGGCCCTCCATCCACAGGCCCTCGCCGGGAATCAGGCCCCCGGAGAAATCGTCGCTGACGTCGTAGCATTTCCGGATCATCCCGTTGGCGTTGGTATCCGGCACGCCGTGCGCGCCGTAGACCGCCCCGCCGTAGGTTTTCGCCTCATCCCCGCGCCAGCCCCAGAGGATGCCCTTGAGCAGGTTCACGCAATCGAAGCCCCACGTCGGGGGAGTTTCGTTTGCGACCTTGCGAAGTTTTGCGATGTTCGCCGCCGTGTACCAACCGTTGAGGTTCTGCCGCGCCTTGTGCGCGATGGTGGCGTCGGTGACTTGGAATCCATATGCCGCGTACATATAGATATTCTTCACGCCCGCCGCGTACCGAAGCCAGCGGACCAGCTCCGCCGCTTCCATGAACTCCTTCCCCGTCCGCTTTACTGGCTCCGCTTTCGCCGTCCCGGTCTCGAATTCGTCATAGTACCGCTGGCCGTACTCCGCCCGCCTGACGCGCATCGCCTCCGACGTGTCCGCCGGGCGTTCGTATTTCAGCAGCACCGCGTCGGACGCCTCGCGCACGCTCTTCGCCCCGCGCAGCACGGCCAGCACCGCGGAATAGCCCTGCAATTCCTGCCACAGGAAGCCCAACTGCGCGTCCATGTCGCCGATCGACGCCCCCGCGCCCAGGCAGTACGCCCGGAGGTTGTGTTTGCGCGCCGGGTACGTCCACTGCGCCAGCCCATAGCCCGCGCCGTCGTCATCGAACCCGGCATAGCTGCCGTCGTCCACGGCCCGCGTATATTCGGCGTCCGTCATGTTCAGCCGCTTTTCATAGCTGTTCTGAAGGTTCATGGGGTTCAGTCCGCTCTCCGCGTACAGGTTGCCCATCAGGCCGGCAGCGCCGTACGCGTTGCCGGCCCTTGCAATCAGGAAATCCCAGATCCGTTTATCATTTTCCATCTCCGCGCCTCCGTCAGGTCTCCAGCGCCGCGACCCTGGCCTCCAGCGCCCGCAGCGCCGCTCCGACCGCCGCCGCGTCCGCCGCCGTGCCGGCCTCCGTCAGGGTGTCGTCCGGTTTTGCCAGCACCGCCGAGGAGATCGTCCGCATGCCGGCCGCGCTCGGATGGACGTTGCCCTCCGCGATCCCCGCGTAGCCGCGCGCGTCGACGAACCGTTGCCCGTAATGGTGCGCGATCACCTCGATGCTCTCGGCGTACTCGTCGCCCATCTCCATCGCCACGCACACGATCTCCGCGTCCGGGTAGTTGTACATCAGCGCCCGCACGCCCTTGATGTAGGCCGTGCGGAACGTCGTCTCGCTGAGGTTCGCGATCGTCGCCGTGGTGAAGTCGTAGCTGCCCAGCGGCACGCTGTTCAGGCTGTCGTTGGTGCCCAGCGCGACGAAGATCACGTCCGGGTCGGCCAGCATGCCCGCGTGCGCCCGGTCGTAGAAGCTCGGCCGTTCGCTGTAGGCCGTCTGTTTGGTTGCGAAGCTGCCCGCGTAGCTCAAATTCTCGCCCAGCGCCGCGCCTCCCGCGTTGATCACCCGCATCCACCAGGTGTCCAGCGGATCCAACAGGCCGTTGCTGGGGTAGAACGCCGCCGGGTCGCCCGTCGACAGGTTGGAGATCCCCTTGTAGCTGCTGATGCTGTCGCCGATCACCGATACCACGCCCCCGGCGTAGCGCGACACCTGCCAGGCCGCCCGCGACAGGTTGTACGCGCCGGCCATCGCCCCGCGGCAGACCGTCAGGCCCACCAGCTGCGAGTAGTCCGCCGTCGTGCTGCCTATGGTCCAGCTGGCCCGGATGTAGCCGTCCCGCAGCACCGGCACGACGTGCGTCGAGCCCGGCTCGGAATCCGCCGGCCACCAGCGGTAGAACATGCCCGTCCCGCTGCCGTCGCTGGCCGCCGTGTAGGTTGCCAGGCTGATGTAGCCCTGCTGCGCGATGCCCCGGTAGACCAGCAGGTCGCCGGCGTTGACCCGGATAAATCCGGTCGTGCGGCCGTAGTTGGCCGCCACCGTCTCCGGCAGTTTGCTGTCCGAATTGATGCGGATGTACAGTTTGTCCAGCGCGGCGATCTCCGCCGGGCCGTAGTACTCGTCGCCGGTGATGCCGTCCATCCGCGTGTCCCGCGCCGCCAGCGCGTCGCCGACCGCCGCCGCCTCCGCCGGAATCCGCTCCAGCGCCAGCGACGCGTCCGGCTGCCACATCGCCTCGGTGGCGATCTGCGCCATGCCGTAGACGCTGGGATGCACGTCGCCCTCCGCCAGCGCCGCGTAGCCTCGGACGTCCACCCAGCGGACGCCGTAGTGCTCCGCGATCACCTTGATGCTGTCGGCGTACCCGTCGCCCATCTCCGCGATCAGGCAGACGATCCGCGCCGCCGGGTAGTTGTACTGAAGCGCCCGCAGGCCCTTGATGTAGGCCGTGCGGAAGGTGGCCTCGCTGAGACTGGCGATCGTCGCCGTCGTAAAATCGTAGTCACCCAGCGGTACGTTGCTGGTGCTGTCCGCCGTGCCCAACTCAACGAAGATCACATCCGCCGTGCCGGCGCTGCCCGCGTGCGCCCGGTCGTAGAAGCTGGGCGCGCCGTCCCTCGCGCTGGCCCGGCTGCCGGAGTAGCTGCTGTTGGTGTCCAGCACGCCGCCCGCCGCGTTGATCACCCGCATCCACCAGGTGTAGGACGGCAGCAGGAAATCGCCGGTCGGGTAGCGCGGCGAGTTGTCCGCGCTGTCCGAGTAGCCGCGGTAGGTGCTGATGCTGTCGCCGATTACCGAGATCCGGCTGCCCTGCGGGATCGCCGAAACGAACCAGTCCCGGTGCGCGCCCGTCAGCGCCCTGCTGACCGCCGTGCGGTACAGCGCGAATGACATATACTGGCTGTAATCCGTCGCCGTCGCGCTGTCATACGCCAGCCAGCTGACGCGGATGTAGCCGGTTTTGTAGATCGGGATGATGTGCTGGTCGGCCGCCGTGCTGCTGGCCGCGTACCAGCGGTACCACTCGCCGGTGAACGTGCTCTCGTCCGCCGCGCTGTACATCGCCACCGACAGGTAGCCCTGCGGGGCCACGCCGCCGTAGTGGATGAAGTCGCCGCGCACCACGCGGATGAAGCCCGTCATGCGCGCGTTGTAGCTGCTGACCGCCGCGCCGGTGTCCGATTTGATCTCCGCCCGCGTCAGCGCGTTCGCGGTCTGCGGGTCGTAGTAGATCGGCCCGGAGATCGTGTCGATGCGCGCCGAAATCCGCCCGCGCGCCGCCGCCGTCGTCTGGAGCTCGCCGCCCACCGTCACCTGCTCCGCGTCCGTGCCGATCCACGCGCCCGCCGCGTGATCCTCCGTGAATCGCCACAGCGCGCCGCCCCGGATCACGTAGTCGCCCGCCGCGTAGGCCGTCGCCGGGTCGAACACTCCCGCGATGTAGCCCGCGACGCGCCCGATCTCCGTATTCGCGTTGGTCAGCTGGCCGCCGACGTTTACCGCCACCGCGTCCGAGCCCGTCCACGCGCCCGCCGCGTGATCCGCTGTGAAGCGGTACAGGCGGTCGCCCTGGATGACATACTGGCCCGCTGTGTACGCGGTCTGGTCGCTGAACGTGGGCGCGATGTAGCTGACCGCCGCGCCCGCCGTCGCCGCCGCCGCGTTGGCCGCGTCCACCGCCGCCTGCATCTGGCCATACTCGGCGATGATGTCTTCGACGCTGGGCACCACCTGGCCCGGGTCGACGATCGTGCCCGCCGAGGTGTTGCGGATGTTACCCGAGACCGAATAGATCGCCGTCGTGCTGCTGCCCGAGGTGATGAAAATCGTCAGCTCGAAGCGTCCCGGCCGCGTGTAGCAGCTCTGCGCCAGCGTCACCCGCGCCGCCCCGCCGGACACGCTGCCCGTCAGCGGCACCTCCGCCCCGTCCGCCAGCCGAAGGAACGTCGCCGTCACCGTGCCGCTCAGCGGGCTCACCACGCCCTGGCTGGTCGCCGAAATCGTGAACCGGTGCGCCAGCGCCTCGCCGCCGTACAGCGTGCCGGTGATCGCCTCCGGCACGATCGGCCCGTCCAGCGACACCGTCCGCCGGATGTCAATTACCGCCATATCCTATCACTCCCCGCCCCGAATCATCTGGATCAGCATGCCCTGCCCGCGCGCCCGCGGCCCCTGCACCATGCGGAGGCGCGTGTATCCCTCGAACGTGTCCTCGGTGATCTCATCCCCGCCGTAGCGGAAGACGATCTCCCGCGTTCGCGCCGCGTCCGAAAAGACCTCCGCCGCCCGAAGCACCGTCATCTCCTCCGCCAGGTTCATCGACAGCACGCCGTCCACCGCCCCGCACCAGACCGCGCCGTAGGTCGTGCCGTCACTCAGCCGGATCTCCCGCATCATCCTGCGCCGCCTCGCTTTCCTCAATCTCCCTCAGCCGCGCCTCTGCGTCGCTGATCATCCTCACCAGCTCCAGCGCCATCCGGCACCGCTCCACGCCCCGCGCGTCCATCAGGCGGTCGACGTGGATGATCGCCCGCTGCAGCTCCTCCCGGATCTCGTGCATAATGTCGTCCTCCCGTTTATTGCTGTTGGATCAGGAACGTCGCCGTCACGGCGACGTTGTTCGCGTTCAGCAGCGACACGCGCCACCATCGCGCCTGGTGCCCCTGGAAATTGAACGTCGTGTCGGCCTGCAGCAGTGTCGCCTTCAGCGTGTTCGCCGTCGTCGCGCCGGTCGTCAGGTTGGTGATCTCCGCGCTGACCGCGCTCAGGTCTGTCGCCGTCACATATCCCTGCAGGTCGATTTTGCTCGCCTGGATCAGCACCGACTGCGCCGTCTGGTTGATCGTCGAGGCCACGTCGCCCGCGCTGACCTTCGTCGTGATTTCTGTCGCGTTCTGGCTGATCATGCTGTACAGTGTATCGCCGGCGCTCAGCGACCCGACGCCCGTCTGCTGAACCAGCGTGGTTATATTCCCCGCGTTCTGGGTGATCTTGCTGAACAGGGTCGTCCCGGTTTCCAGCTGCTCGACGCCCGTCTGCTGCACCAGCGAGCTGATCTCCCCGCTCTGGACCTGCAGCTCCGCGTACTGGCTCTGAAAGCCCTGATTCAGGCTGTAGATCTTCGCGCCCGTCTGCGCGTCCAGGATGATGCCGGTCTCCCACAATTCCGTGATGCCCGTCGCGTCCAGCGCCTCGGTGTGCTGGCTGACGACCATCGCCCAGTGCTCCAGCTCCGCGCCGCTCGCCGCGTTCCGCGCCGCCGACCGCGCCGCGCCGCCGGCACGCGCCGTCTCGCGCTCCAGCTGCGCGATCGTCGACGTAAACCGCGCCAGCCGGTTGGCCAGCTCCACCGTCACGTGCTCCGGCTCGCCCAGCGCGTCCGGGTAATTGACCGCCTCCACCCGCTCGTCCACCGTCTCGCCGATGCCCCGCAGGTTGACACGCACCATCCGCCCGCGCCCGAATTCGTCCCAGCTGTCGCCGGTCAGGCGGCTGAATTCGTAGCCGTCGATCGTGATCTGCACCGCCGGCGCTTTCCGCCGCGCGAGAAACGCCGCCGCCCAGGCGTCCGGGTCGCCCACGTCCGCCGTATCGATGTCCGCCGTCTTTTCGATTACCCCGTACACCGCCTGGCTCGCCGCGTCGTCGTACGTGCGGATCTCGACCTGGTTGGTCGTCACTCCGTCCGTCGTCACCATCGTGTTGATGGACAGGTGCAGCCGGTTGCACAGGTCGCCGTCGTCGCGGGTGATCTGCGCCGTGTCGGTGTTGCGGCCCATGCGCGCCTCCGCGCTCACCGTCTGCGGCAGCGCGCGGAAATTCAGCGTCCACGGCGTCGTCGTCAGGTCGTAGTCCGGATAGTAGCCGTCCCGCGCCTCCATCATTTCGCGCAGCAGCTCGCTCAGCCGGTTGTAGTTGATCCCGCTGCGTTTATAGGCGGCCGTGTCCTCGCAGACGCCCAGCTGCCAGTATGCCCGCGTCTGCTGCCCAAGCAGCGCGCCGAGGAACCCCGCCACCGTGCCGTCGTAGTCGGTTTGCGCCCGCCACACGCTGTCGCTCAGCGTGTCGATCGCGTGCCGCAGCGTCAGCGTGTCCGCGCCGTCCAGGTCGCGCGTGATCCCCGTCACCCGGAACAGCCCCGCGCTGCCCTTGTGCGTGTACAGTTCCGCCCACGCGTGCATGGCGATCCCGCCGCCGGGCACGGTCATCTGCGCCGTGCTCGCGTCGCGCAGCTGCAGGCTGATCTGCAGCGCCGTCGGCTGCGCGCGCCCGATCTCATTGAAATTCGCGTCCAGCAGCCGCGGAAGCCGCACCCTCGTCACCGGTACCGCCCCCTCGCTGCCACGTTCACCGTCACGTTCGCGCTCGCTGCCCAGGTGATCTGACTCATCCCCGGCCCGATCAGCGGTTCGTCCGCGCTCGACGCGCCGCGCTTTGAAAGCGCGCTCACGCCGTCCGCCTCAATTCGCAGGATCCCCGCCGCGTCGTGGTAGATGCGCAGAACCTTCCCCGCCGCCAGCGAAAGGCCGCTCAGCGCCGTCGCCGTCTGCCCCTCCGCCGAGGCGGTCGTAATCGTCGCCGACGAAAGCGCCGCGCCCGCCGTCATCGTGATCTCCGCCCATGTCGGCAGGTCGCCGCCCACCGTCAGGTTGATCTCGCCCGTCGCGCCCGATCCGGACGCCGTCGCCGGCAGCTCGTCCTGCCAGTATGGCACCGCCGTTGTCTCGAATTCCAGCTGATACGCCGCGTTGTAATCACGGATGTCCTCCGCCGCCGCCCAGGCCTTGACCACGCCCTCCAGCATCCGCCCCGGCCGCGCGCTGGCCGTCAGCACGCCGTCCGCCGCCCAGGCGTTGACCGCCTCCAGCACCGCCTCCCGCGCCGCCAGATCGTACAGCTCGCGGATGCCGAACTCGATCCGCACGGTCTTGCTCACCCGCCGCGCGCCCAGCAGCAGCCGCCCGGGCCGCCCCGGCCAGTCGCCGAAGATCGTCTCCCGCTCGGCCCGGTCTTCCAACAGCTTAACGTTGATGATCCGCGCGTCCACGTCCCTGAGCGACCGGTTGTTGATCCAGATGTCCTCGCGCCTCATCTCGCGCATCTCTATCACCTCGCCGTCACGATCGTCGGCAGCGTGCTGTTGACCACCGGCGTCACCATCTCGCCCACGACCCGCCTGTCCATCATCAGCGTCGCGTGGATCGTGCCGCCGCCCGCGCCGCCCGCGCCCGCGCCGGCGTACGCGCCGTTGTACATCGGCGTCATGCCGTAGGCCGCGCCCATGCCGGCCGCGCCCGCGCCGATCCCCTGAAGCGCCGCCGCCACCGCCGCCGCCATCTGTTGCGCCGCCGCCACCGCCGCCGGCGTGCCCAGGATGATGCCCTCCGCCAGGCCCGCCGCGATGTTGCCGCCCATTTCCTGCATCACGACCGACGGACTGTTGATGTCCAGCGTCTCCGACACCGCGCCGGCCACGCCGTCCGCCATGCCCGCGGCCGCCTCCGCCGCCTCCGCCTGGCTCTGCTCGATGCCCTGCGCCAGCCCCGCCACGACGTCCGAGCCCAGGTCGACCCACGTGTCGCCCAGCATGTCCGGCGCGTTGATGATCTTCTCGATCTCCTCCGCGCTCAGGCCATCCTCATAGTTGACGCTGTCGCGGAAATAATCCCAGAAATCCAGTTCCGGCATCGCGTCGTAGACCGCCTGCGCGTTTTTGCGGAACGTTTCCTTGATCTTGTTGATGTCGTACCCGCCGTACTGCTCGTCCTCCGCCTCCACCGCCTCGTGGAACGCGTCCATCACGCGCTGCATCTGCTGGATGCGCTCGTTTGCCGTGTCGGCCATCAGCTCGGCGTAGTTCTCCTCCGCCCGGTTGTATCCGCCGTAGTCGCGTTCCGTGGCGTATCTGTCCAGCGCCGCGGAGCCCCCCGCCGTCGCCGCCGCGAACAGCATATACGGCGACGCCTTCGCCAGCGCCCCGCCGACCACCGGCGCGACCTTCGCCACCCCGTTCTTAATCGCCGTGCCGGCCCGGGACAACAGCCCGCCGCCCGTGCCCGCCGCCGCGCCGCCCGCCGCGTTGCCGGCCGCGCTGGCCGCCGCGCCGCCGCCGATCTTTGAGATCTTCGACCAGTTGATCGTCTTCAGCAGCTGTAGCACTGTCAGCACTTCTTTGCTTACGGTCAGACCCGTCCATGCCAGCGCGATCGCCTTGACCGCCGCCACCACCAGCTCCTGGTTGTCGCTTACCCACTCCAGCGCGGACGTCACCGCGTTCAGCGCGCTCGCCGCCCCGTTGACGATCCCCTCGAAATCCATGTCCGTGAAGCTGCTGATCAGTCCCGTGATCGCGCTGCCCACGCGCTCCAGCGCCGCCTTGCCCTCGTCCGTCTCCAGAAACGCGTTGAACCGGTCCAGGATGTCGCTGATCGCCGTGCTCAGCTGGGTGAACGGCTCCGCCAAACTCGCCTGGATCGTGCGCTGCGTTTTCTGCAGCCGCGCGTCCAGCGACTGGTTCGCGTCGTCCAGCGCCGTCAGCGCGTCCACGTTCTCCTGGCTGACGACCGCCACCTCGCGGCCCTCATCGGCGAGGTCTTTATAGGCCGCGCTGCCCGCGTTGATCAGCGGGTTCAGCTCTTTCGCGCTGCGGCCCAGCAGCGTCTGCGCGTAGGCGTCGCGCGTCGTCTCGTCGTCGATCCGGCCCAGCGCGTCGATCACGTCCCAGAATGTGTCCGTCTGGTCGCGCAGCGTGCCGTCCGTGTTTCGGGTGACGACGCCCAGCTGGTTGAAGACCTTCGCCGTCTCCTCGCTGCCGCTCTTCATGTTGTTCAGCAGCTTCTGCCGGCTGGAGACGATCGTCTCGACCGACGTGTCGATGAACCGGCTCGCGTACTCCCACGACTGGTAGGTCTCCGCGTCGACGCCCGCCTGCTGCGCCGCCGTCGCGATCTCGTCCGCCCACTGGCCCGCGCCGCGCTCCATGTCCCACAGGGCCTTCGCCGCGTGCGCCGTCGTGCGGATGATCGACTCCAGGTGGCCTTTCATGTCGTCGATCGCCGAAATCGTGTTTTGGAAGTCGACGCCGTCGCCGATCCGTTTGAGATCCTCGTTGTAGTTGTCGGCCTGCTGACCGGTCTCGTCCAATTCTTTTCCCTGCTGGTCAAGCTCCGTCTCGGTCTTGTCGAGTTCCGTCTGCATCGTTACCAGCCGGGTGCGCGCCGTCAGCAGCTTTCGGTTCCAGTCCTGCATCGATTTCGAATTCGGATCGACGCCCTTTTCCTTCATCTTCTCGATGGCCGATTTTGCCGCGTCAACGGCCTTCTGCTGCTCGGCGATTTTCTCCTGCAAAATCCGCGCCTTGTCCGCCGCGTACTGCTGCGCGTCGCCGGTCGCCCGGAACTGCGCGTCCGCGAGTTTCTGCTCCGCGTCCAGCGTCTTGATCGACTGCGCCGCGTCGCTCATCGCGCGCTTGAATTCCTGTTCGCCCTCCAGCGCCAGCCTCGCCCGAATGTCCCTCGTCGGCACCGCGACCGCCTCCCCTAATCCGCGCACCGCGGCTGCCGATGCCGCCGGATGCCGTGCTCGGCGTCGTCATAGCGCCGCCGGTAGATGTACAGATCCATGATCATGCCGGGCGCCAGCCGCCGGGCCTCCGCGAAGGACAGCCCGGCGATCAGCGCGCAGCTGACGCACTCGCGGTACGTCAGCCGCCCGTCCCGGCTTTTTTTTTGAGTTCCTCGAGCACGACGTCGACTTCCTCGGCCTCGTCGCCCTCCGCCGTCTCCATGCTCATCCCCGCGGCCACCGCCTCGAAGATCGCCACCTGCGCCCGCGGCAGGTCGCCCGGCCTCACGTGGCGCTTGAGCCACGCCTCCTCCGGCGGTTCGGACCCGGCCACCGCCGCGCCCTCCTCCGCCAGCACGCGGAGGATCGTCAGCAGCTTCTTCCGTTCCTTCGTCTGCTCGACGATCCGCTCTTTCACGTCCGCCAGCTCGATCGGCTGGCCGAGCGCCTGCTCCAGCGCGTCCATCGCGCTGAGATTGAAACAAAGGGCGAGCTCACGCCCGCCCGCCTTGAATGTCGTCATGCCGTCCTCCTAGCATCTGTCCGATCAGAGCCCCGCCTTGCCGTTGAGCCAGGTCTCCGCCGCCGCCGGCGTGTCGAAATTGGCGTACCGGCGGTAGTTGGCCAGGCCGCTGTTGTCGTTCCTCACGCCCATGATGCGGCCGGTCAGCGTCGGCGTCTGCCACTCGATCGACTGGCCTTTGGTCTGCGCAGACTCGTTGGTCTCGCCGAACTGCACCTTGTGGTACCAGATCGCCTGGTAGGTCGTCGCGCCGTTCTTGCGCCGCACGCGGATGTAGCCGAATCCGACGTAGGGCGCGCCCTCCTC